TATGTTTAAAATCGTTACCGATACCGCTCCTTTGGAGATTTAAAACGTGCCGTTTTAAATCTTCAATGGTGTAAATCTTCACCGGTATAAATATTTTCGTGGGATTATGTATAAGAAAATATGGGTGATGCTGCTCCTGCTGTTGCTCCTGTTAATCTAAACGCTGACAATAATACCAAACTTAGTGCTTACAAACTCAAACTTGAAGCAGCTCAAAATGCTGCTAATGGCATTAATAGTGATGCCAATTTTGACACTGATTTCAAGAAACTTCCTCTCATTGTTGAATACAGTCCTCGCGTCGGCGGCAAGTCTCGTCACAAGAACAATAAAAACAACAAGAACAAAAAGTCTCGTCGCAAAAACCAGTCCAAGAGACAGCGCAAATAAATGTGTTGCCTCTATTATTATATAAATATAACTCACTCGTTATATTTATTTAGCACAAATGGAAGACGCATTATTCACACAAACTCCATACGATTTCTCAATTTCCACCATTTATTATACAGACGACTTCGAATACCGCAAAACTTTGCGTGCTCTATTCCGTATGGAGCAGAAGAACTTCACCGACGATGTTGTCCTAGATGAACAAGACATTGATGATGCCCTTATGACCAAAACTCTCGACTGGATTTTTGCAAAAACGCGGTCAAACCACCTTTTCCAAACCCTTTATACAAAAGCCGCCGGGTTTATGTTATCTGAGTCTATGGAAACCGGTCTGTGTATTTTGTTCGCCTACGACAATTTGCCATTCTTCCATCCCGTGCTATGTGACTATATGGCCGACCCCCGCGGATTTAGTGATAAAACGCAGTCATATGCACTATTACACGCCAAACTTTTCTCGTGAATGTGTATATTTTTGTATTGCGCAATGTCACAAAATAAAATTACCCCAATTACAGAATCAAATACACGCAAGAAAACCAGTCGCGGAGACTACGAAATGGAACAGGATTTCAATAATAAGTTCTATGATTATTACAGTAATTCCGCCAACTATTTTAATCGAGCCACCAAAACTATGTTACCTGGAAACGGATTTGTTGGTGCGTCGATGTCGTCGTTTGATTTAGCAAACAATGCGTGCGATATTGAATCGATGTTGAGAGGCTATGGCACGGGCAATATGGTGTATCGAGAGGCGCCGATTGAGCCGGATATGAAGAAATTGCCGTCGTTGAACTTATATGATTCGCAGGTGGCATATTTACCGGATCCGCTTGTGGTTCATCGAGGCCAGCGACCGATGTTCAAATAAATCGATGGTATAATAACATAATGTTATAGAGGTATAATATAATATTATGGCTGATATTGGGGCTGATATTGTTGGACCTATAATTAGAGGAGCGATTCAACATGTTGCGCATCCGGTTGATGTTGCGCCCAGGGATAGAGATGTAAATGAACCCGCACTCTTGGCAGCAATATTGAGAAATATGAGAGAAAGACCTGTGGTCGAACCTGTTATACAACCTGTGAACCAACCTGTGAACCAACCTGTTATACAACAACCTCAACAAACTATGAAAGACCTTGATAAATTGATTGATACTGAAATTTATTATTTATCTTTTAAAACCTTTGAAACAAAATTATTTTCATTTCGCGAAACGTTGACAAATGATATGATAGCTTATTTGAATGGATTAAATCAACCTGGTATTGATAATGATATATCTGAAAAAATAGATGAAAACATAGCCAAATTAAATGGGACACACAATATTGTTAATTTGCGTGCTCTACCATCTTCTCAATTTTTTTGGAAGGTGTTATTAACCGTGAACTAGAAGATATTTTAATTGAAAACAAAGGTATTAAAAAAACAATGGAAAAAATAGGTGTTAAGAAAAATGTAAGTTTCAGACAAACGTACACAAAATATTTCAGTATTTATAAATCCCGAAAGGAGAATATGATAATATTAATCTAGTTAACTGTGACGCAAAATCAATCAGTGTTTCGAAGTTCGAAGAGTTCGCATATATCGACCACCACGCAGATATAAATGAAATATTTTATGGAAAACTCAAAGGTGGAGCAGAGCTCAAAGGTGGAGCAGAGCTCAAAGGTGGAGCAGAGCTCAAAGGTGGAGGAACAATCGGTCGGCGTATCAGCGATATTCAAAAGGCCTACGAAACTGATAAAGTCTTTTTCTCCGCCGAACCAAATATTGAAAAGATTATTACATCGGATACATTCAACTTCACGCGAAAACACAATGATAATGTGTGGTTTTTGGTGGCATTTATATTTGATGAAAACTTACAATACTTACATTTAAAGAACCTTGAAATATGGGACAATAACAAATTAAATCCACGATTCTTTTGGAACTTTACAAAACAAATTGGAACTATCAATACTTTTCGGTATTTAACAGAGGCAAAAACAATTCGTAAAGATGTTAAAGCAGATACAATTGAGCTGGATAAATCCGTGTTTAGTGATAGTTATATTGGTGATAATAAACCAGGTTTTTCATCTTTCGGCACTCATGAATCATTATTTGATTTTATAGAGAGGATGCGTTCAGTTGAACCGCCTGACGCAAAATCATATTATCCCGAAAAATATAGATTCGATACACAAATAACACCCGATTTGGGAGTACCATATTTAATGGTGGGTTGTTTGAATCCGGACAAAGAGGTAATATTTTTTCCAAAGATAACTTGTGGACAATACATATTTTTGTTGGATAAAGAGGCATATAGAAACGAATTGGATTGTTTTCAAAAGAAGAAAGAAGATAGGCAACCGGATATTCCTATAAATCATGATATTGCTGCTGTAAATGCTGTAATCGATAGAAACGAAAATATTGTCACCGAGGTTGTGCCCAAGGTTGTACAAGATCCTCTATTGAATAATGTCGCGGCGATTGTGGCAATTCATAATAATAAAGAGGAACACCGGTTAGCAGAGGAATACCGTTTAGCAGAGGAACGCCGTTTAGCAGAGGAACACCGTTTAGCAGAGGAACATAAACAAATTGTATCATTGATAACCTCTATTAATCATAATGATGAAGAGAGGCATATACAACGGTTGACAGAAGAAGATAGACTTAGACAACGATTAGCAGAAGAAGAGCGATTCAACCAACTAGTAGAACAACAGAATCGAGATATTGCCTCTATTGTTGCTATTCAAAATGATGCTGAATATCGTTATCTTGATAAAGAAGCAGAAAGACAACGTTTGGTCGATGAAGAAGCTGAAAGACAACGTTTGGCTGATGAAGAAGCCGAAAGACAGCGGTTATTAGCAGAACGACAGAATCGAGATATTGCCTCTATTATTGCTATTCAAAATGATGATAGTGAACAAAGAAGGCTTGTTGCCGAAGAAGCAGAGAGGAAAAGATTGGCTGATGAAGAAGCCGAAAGACAACGAAGACTTACGGATGAAGAAGCCGAAAGACAACGGTTATTGGCAGAACAACAGAATCGAGATATTGCGTCTATTATTGCTATTCAAAATGATTATGAAGCAGAAAGTCTTAGACAACGTTTGGTAGAAGAAGCAGAGAGGCAAAGATTGACCGAAGAAGAAAAACACAGACAACTTGTTGAACAGCAGAATCGAATCATAGCCTCTATTATTGCTATAAATAATCATAGTGGAGAAATAGATTTGGAGATGCGTAAATTGGCAGAACAAAGACGTTTGCGAGAAGAAGAACAAAGAAGAAGAGAGGCAGAAGAAGAACAAAGAAGAAGAGAGGCAGAAGAAGAACAAAGAAGAAGAGAGGCAGAAGAAGAACGCATTCTTATTAATTCTATCATTGCTTCAATTATTTCCCATCAACAACAATCAATGTTTAAAGAAGAAGATCCAATTGTGATTCCAGAAGAGATCGAACAAGTATATGGAGGTATTGATGTCAGTTATTTCAGGGGTAAACTGGGTGCCACTCAATTTGGGTTTACAGAATTTCGACCTAATTCTAATAATAAAAAATAAAATATTTGAACAATATTACCAATATGGCTACATATAAAAATATGCTTAATAAACAAGAAGAACTTAGAAAAGCGAAAGATACTCTAAAGACCAGTACTAAAAATAAAGATTTAGCAGAACAATTGAAAACAATAATACCAATATTAGAAAATCAAGTTATTCATTATGTTTTTAAGAATACATTTAAAGAGTATGATAATACAAATCGAAAAAATTATTTCAATTGATTTGTGGTAATGGTTCTGGTAAAATACTTGGTATTCCAAGATTCAAGCCAAATATCAATATAACTTTGTTTAATATTCCTAATAGAGATTTAACAAATCCAATAGAACCTGGAAAGACCGAAAAATTGGAACCAATAAATATAGAAATTACTCAAATAACAACTAATATATATGAAATATTATTTTCTTCATTGTTTCGATTGAAATATGTAAGTAGTAAAATATGGTACTATTATATGCCAACTGGATTATATAATAATTATGATAGTTTTATAACAAAAATAACAGCCGAGAACGGTTGTGGATTGAATATTTCTGGATTATTGTATGAGGATGTTAAGAATGGTTTTATAGAATACATACAGGTAAAACAAAGAGAACAAGGAGAAAAAATACCAGAAAAATATGGTATTCACAGCGCAAGAGATAATCCTGAAAATCCAGTGGTTAAAGAAGGAACAATGCTTGCGGATGCTCTTACTGAAATTAATACTAATAATGAATCTTATTCAAAAATTATTAATTTTATAATGTTTTTGTTGGATATTTACACAATGATAGTGTATATTTTTATAGATATGACAATAAGCCTAATTTTGGAAACAATCCTGGATATGGAGGCGAAATCTATAATGAAATTTTAGAGTATTATTATGAAGAAAATCATGAAAAACTTAAACCAAATGTGATTTGGTGTACACCAGATGGGAAAGAGCCGCTTATCAAAAACCAAACGGAGCCTTTGGCTAAACCGAAGGTGACTTTGGCTAAACCACCGGTGCCTTTGGCTATACCAAAGAATGTAATTACAACAAATATTACGAAAGGCAATGAACAGAAATCGGTTAATAGAAATAGAAATAACACACCTGTCAACACATCTGTCAACGCATCTGTCAAAACACCTGTCAAAACACCTGTCAACGCATCTGACAACGCATCTGTCGAAGAATCTGTCGAAGAATCTGTCGAAGTACCTAAACTACCTATCAAAAATGTTTTAGAAAAACGAGAAGAACAATTAAAAAATCGCAAAGAATTATTATCCAATATCGATACTATTCTGACAACTGGTATTGATGGAAAAGTCCAGAACAAAAAGACCGTCGAGGTTAAATAATCATTAACCCCGGGTTCCCATCATGTTCCGAGAACCAAAATGCCATTCGTCCATCTTCCATTATTGTGTGACCAATACAATACTGGATTCCCACCTTCGAAAAATGGAACACATCCGACCACTCTATCGGCAAAAAATCCTTTTCTCGCAGTTTCACCAATACGTGATAATAAAGCAGTGTCTTCGGCCCGTGCTCACAATAATGAACCACACACAAATAGCATTTGTGCTTCTCACTCCACACTGGCGGTGTCGACCCACGCACTTTCTGGAAAAGCAAATGTTCAATCGGTATCGATACTTGGATACGCAGTTGGCCAAGGTCATCCAATTCACCGATTTCAAATGGTGCCCACTGATATATGAATCGCTGGTTCCCCTTACTCTGCAACGGTATCCAATTCTTCTCGCACCACGTATCTTTCGGTGGGTCCAGTATTTTGCCCGTTTCAAACATCGCCATAGATGCCGAATAATCGCCCATTATAATGCGGATTTTGCCCGATGCCGAATAACATTTGTTTGTCGCCACATACTTGATTTGATCATCACCGTTATAAAATAGTCGCACATCTTCGAGTCCCATAATGGAGCGGTCATATATTGGCAGACCCAGCATTCCTTCCCATACAAACTCGGCGCCATCTTCAATAACGAGCAAATCCGGTGTCAAATATGCTCGCAGATTCGCCGTCTCCAAATATCCATTGGGATGGTTTATCATGTATCGACCATAATCATCGAGTCTGTAATTTACATAGCGGACATTGATAACGTGTTTGTTGTCAGTAGTCTTTATATATGCCGTTGAAGATGGGTAGAAGCCGGGTTTCTCCGGAAGCGCATATTTGTGGACGGGATTTGTCAAACACCTGGAAAACAGATGAGAGGGGACGCGGACAATACTGTCGTCGTGGTCGGCTTTATACCACGTGATGTTCCAACCCACATTTATTTCGAGCCACGTCCAAAAATTGACTTCCCACGTGATTTTGCGATATTTGTGCATGAATGCGGTAAAGTGTTCGAGATAGAGGTCGAATAAATGCGTGAACTCTTGTCCGTCACCAATCATAAATCCACCGCAGAATCGCCAGTTGATGGAATCTACCAAGTTTTCGGCGCCTTGACCATTTTCCCAGCACCCGGGATTGGCGATGAATCCAGGTTGCCACGGACACGACGCCATCATTTTCATATAATTACATGATGCCGTCTTGCGATTAAATATGTGGGTTAGATTGAAATCTATCCAGGCAAAATGGGTCGTATTGAATGGGTTTTCGTTTACCGCGTTGGCGACAAATTCGATTTTCATATTCATCAGGCAAATGAAGAGGAATGAATCTTTGACTTCGTTGCGATGGGTTGGAAGGGAGTTCTCGTATTTGGCGCATACTTTGAAAGTCCACGATGATGTGTAATCGACGTCCCGCAATAAGACGTTAGGGTATGCGGACCATAATGTGGCGAATGTTTCGCGTATTTCGGCATCCACATAGAGGATAATGGGGACACCCGTTTTGGCTATGTGGATAAAATTGTCTATTCGCCATTGGTGAGTTTTGTGGGGCTCTTTACAATTGATATTGACGAAACAAGAAACATAGGTGAGGGTGGGTTTGGGTATGGAGAATAAATCTATGGGCATCTGTGAATAATACATATTTCAAGGGCAATATATCTAAATGTGTTTTCCGTTAAAAATATAATCCAATAGAGGATATATGGCAAATGCTGCGATGATGATTAGCCATGCGTTAAGAGCTATGAGTACAAAGATTTTTTGTATAATTAGAGGCATTGATTAAATAATATATGGGAGTCGCGCATATATTGTTTAATCGTTGAACAGTATTTTGATTGGAATGCCATTCACTCTATCTTCACCATTGATTTTAAATTTGATTCCATATTCTTGGCATAATTTATAAAGATTTTTTACATTTTGGTTTTGAATCATTTGTTCAACTGGAAACCAAGTAGCCGGTTCCCATAATATTTCACCTTTTTTATTAATTATTTTTAAATGTTGAAACAAACCAGGATCATAATATGCATTTTTTAAGTGTTTCAAACTTTCGAAAATCATTTTGGAATAGCCAAAATCACATCTATTTCCTCGAAATTTTGTAATAAATTCAGTTAGATCTGCATCCTTATGTACGAAAATTGGAGAATAACCTTCATAATATCCAACTAAAACATTATCCATCAAATTTTCCTCAGCAATTATAGCTATTTTCTGCTCCAACTCTTCTTGAATCTTTTTAATATCATTTCTTTCGGTCTCAACAATTGTCTTCTCCAATTCTTCTTTTATTCGAGTTATATTCTGTGTCATTATTGGATGCCACACATCTGTAAAATCAGTAATACGACGCTCAATACGCTGAAACTCTTGGCATATTCCATTTTTTAATTGAAACAGTTCTTGTATAAGTTGTTGATTTTGAGTTTCCAATGTCAGTACACGTTGGTTAAGACTGCTGGTTGCTTCCTGAATAAGCGCCTTAACCTCATTTTCATATTTAAATCCGTCTTTTTTATTGCCAAACATCTTGTATATTTTTTATATTTCCTGTTAAAATATAAAAACAATTCAATTTTTTGTAAAATATTTTGTTTCTACAACTCACATCACACGCATTTATGCCGAACACAACTCACATTCTGTCTTCGGTTCAATTGTGAATTGTTGTGCCCTGTGTTTTCCTCTTCTGCGCAAATAATAGATGCCAGTTTTCAGCCCTTTCGACCAACTATAAAAGTGCATCGACGTCAGTGAATTATATGTCGGGTCCTCTATCCAAAGATTCAGGCTCTGGCTCTGGCAAATAAATGCCCCTCTATCTGCCGCCATATCAATGATGTGGCGCATCGGGATTTCCCACACCGATTTGTATCTCTGTTTCATCTCCTCCGGCAAATTATCAATATGCTGAATACTGCCTTGGTTCGCAATAATGTTGTTTTTGAGTTCCGTATTCCATAACCCCATATCAATCAGCTCGCGCATCAAATATTTGTTGGTAAGCACAAACTCGCCTGCCAATGTTCGGCGACTATATATATTACTCGTGAATGGTTCGAAACACTCATTGAATCCAAGGATTTGTGAAGTGGATGCGGTGGGCATCGGGGCCAGTAACAATGAATTGCGTATTCCAGTTTCGCGAATCTGGGTTTTCAGTGTTGCCCAGTCATATCGGCCAGGTGTTGGATCTACATTCCACAAATCGAATTGGAGCTTACCTTGCGAAGCGGGTGATCCGGCGAATGACGGATAAGGACCTTGCTCAACAGCCAAGTCCGCACTGGCCTTTGTCGCGCCATAATAAATAGTTTCGAATATCAGGCGATTCACTTCGCGCGCACCATCACTGTGGTAGGCGAGACCCATCAACAAAAACACATCGGCCAACCCTTGGACACCTATTCCAATGGGTCGGTGGCGCATATTGGATGTATGGGTCTTGGGCGTGGGATAATAATTGACATCGATAACGCGATTCAGGTTTCTGGTGATGACACCGGCAACATTGGCTAGTTTCTCGTAGTTGAACACGCCATTTTCCACAAAAGTGGGGAGAGCAATACTCGCCAAATTACACACGGCGGTCTCATTTTCGTCGGAGTACTCCATAATTTCGCTGCATAAATTCGAGCTCTTTATCGTTCCCACATTTTTCTGGTTTGATTTCTTATTGGCCGCGTCTTTATAGCAAATATATGGTGTTCCCGTCTCCATTTGCGCATCGAGTATTTTGAACCAGAGTTCGCGAGCTTTAATGCTGGTGCGTCCTTTGCCAGCTTGTTCATATCCAGTATACAGGGTGTTGAATTCATCTCCATATACGTCGGCGAGACCAGGACATTCATTTGGGCACATCAGAGTCCATTGACCATCTGCTTTTACGCGTTCCATAAAGAGATCGGGTACCCAAAGAGCATAGAAGAGATCGCGCGCTTTCTGTTCTTCGTCGCCGTGATTCTTGCGCATTTCGAGGAACATTTCGATATCGGCGTGCCACGGCTCCAAATAGATGGCAAATGAGCCATTTCTGCGTCCACCCCCATTATGTACAATACAATTGTGAATCATATAGTCGTGTTGGGTTTTCATTTGAAGGTCGTATAAAGTTCCAGAGTAATCTTCGACGGTTATATTATTGATTCGAGTCAATAGGAAGTCATTATACCTGAAAAACTTGAAAACTGGTTCTCGTCATAATCGATGCCAAGTAATTCGCAAATGGATTGGGTTTGCGGTATTTTTAAACACCACGCAATTTGTTTGTTGGTTATCACGCTTTCGGTACTTGATACATGAGTTTCGCCGATTCTGTCACGAGTGTATCCACTGGTTAATACTCCCAGTTTCAAACAAAGGAATCGAACACTTTCAATAAGATTCCTGGATGTGCTGTCAAACGACAATTCTTGATGTTTACATCCATCTGTGTCGATTAAGCCTTTTAACACAAACTTCGATTTTTCAATCGGCAAATTCAACCATTTATGATGAACCCGCTTGGCTTTATTGGAATCATATACGTCACTATATCGAAATGGCATATTTATGTTTTTATGCCAATAGATTCGCGTATTGTTGTTATCGATATTAATTCTGTATTGTATACATTTATTTTCGAAATACTTGATTGCGAAATCCAATATGTACTTTTTATTGGTAGAATGGAGTGATATATAACCGGTTTGGTCGGCATTGCTCAAACATCCGTCCCCCAATAACACACCATACATATAACAATCATCGGCACTTATTGCGTCATTGTCTGTGTTGTGACTCGGGATTTTATACACCAGCATATCATCAATTTGGAGGTCTTTGGCATCGACCCATTCAAATTGGGAAATATTTTTGTTCAGCCGATTTTCGATTACACTGTAATTTAATCCCCGTGTCTGTCCAACCAGGGCATATACGGGGTGCTCCGGCGTGATTCGAAGATTGTCGATGGAATGCGCAGTTTCAATATTGTATATTTGTCCCTCATACGGATGTTCCAATATATTTTGAATCGTTTCTACACCACCGGTCAAATTAAACACTTGGGTTTCACCATACGAACAATTTTGGATTTCAATGGGTCCCTGTGTTGTATATATGTATGTGTCAGGTACAACGCACTGGTCAACGTACTTGGCAGTGTTGTTGAACACACGCAACATCGGCACAATTCCATTACTTGTGCCATTTGTTCCCCGGATTTGGCTCCCCGTTGCGCGCACATTGTGGATATGCATACCGATTCCACCCGCCCATTTACTAATAAGCGCACAGTCTTTCAGTGTATTGTAGATGCCTTCGATGCTATCTTGTTCCATTGAAATTAAAAAACACGAGCTGAGCTGTGGGCGAGGCGTACCCGCATTGAAAAGCGTGGGCGTCGCGTGTGTGAAATATTTCTGCGACATTAAGTGATATGTCTCAATTGCCGACTCGATATCTGCTCCGTGAATCCCGAGCGCAACTCGCATCCACATATGCTGGGGTCTCTCGATAATAACTCCATTCAATCGCATCAAATAAGACCTCTCAATCGTCTTGAACCCAAAATAGTCGATTAAATAGTCGCGTTTGAAATCAATGACGGCATTTAGAGCATCCGCGTTCGCCTCGACTACTTCAAAGAGTTCGCGAGACAATAGAGGTGAATGGACGCCACCTTTGTCCGTCGAATGATAGAGAACACGAATAACTTCGCGAAAGTCCGCGCTGGTGTTTTTGTGGTGGTTCGAAACGACAATATGAGAGGCAATGGTGCCATAATCATAATGGGTGGAAGAGAGCGCCGCGCATTGTTCGGCGGTGAGTTCGTCGATTTTCGTCGTCGAAATCTTGTCATATAATTGGTCGATGATTTTCATTGCGAGAGATGTGTAGTTGATTTTCACGTTGGCCTCGGTACCAATCGATTTGATTCGGTGGAGAATCTTGTCGAATGATACGATTTCAAGTGTACCATTGCGCTTAGTTACATACATCTCGTCGCTCATCATTCTTTTTAATATAATAGAGGCGCATTTTCTAAATAGTTTGTGTTATTAATAAAAACAGCGTGGCCTCTCTCCCCCAACATTTATATATCCAACAATTTGATAATACATCCGGAACTTGGTTTGGGAGGACGCTTCTTTGGCAATCGGTGTTCGTGACCGGTTATGCGCTCTTTCTCAACTATTTTCCAGAAGTCGATAATCCGCGGCTCCGCCGCGGCGAACCAGTCCCGATTCCGCTTCACAAGAACACACGAGAATCGTTCACAGTACCAATATATTCGTTTATATAGAACGTGTGTGTCAGCTATTTCTTGTTTCTGCTCGGCAATCCACGCCTCTATATTTTGTTTGTGGAGAGGGATATTTAGTGGCATATACACATATTTTGGCGAATTATCCACGAAATCGCGATTGACAAAATAGAGGATAACACCATTGTATAAATAATTGGGGATTCCTGCGTAAAATTTAGTTTCGGCATCATCATCCGCCGTTGTTGTCGGATCCGTGTATTCCTTGAATTGCGTTTCGACAAAATTACAATCTTCGAGATCACAGACTTCCATTTGAATTTGCATTTGAATCCAATAAGCCATTGAGGGAACACCCGTAATTTCGCGGTTCACCACATTTTTGATTTCGAGCATCACACCGTAATCCGCGGATTCTGGCGAAATGACAATACCGTCTGGTGATGCGCCCAAGCAGGGGATGCGCGGATGCTGAATACACCCGAATTGCCCAATTACACACTTGTTGCGATATTCGTAAATTTGCGCGCTGAGAGGTTCATATTTTACACCCCAATGAAGTGATGATTCGGTATTTACGCCTCTATAATCTTGAATATCATCTAAGCATAATTCTGGGCGACATTTCTCACATATGAGGCTGTTATAATTGGCACCTGAGCCGAAGATTTTCCAAATATTGCTGGCTGTCACCAAATTATTGCGGAAAGCATACCACTCGGGAGTGCGCTGGGCGGGTTGATATGCCGAACGTATTTTGTTGATAATTGACTCGACATTGACAGAGTATTTGTGGTAATGGTGTTGACGGGGATTCAAATATTGACGGCGGGAAATATTTAGCCATTTCAAATATTCGCGCACCAATTTGTCGATTTTGTGACGAATAAATGTATAGGCTTCTTCGTAATCTTCGATAGTTTCGTAGATATTTAAAGATGTACACATTTCGAAATATTCATTGGTTGCTAGATTCACGAGATTATCGTGAAATGATGGATCGTGGTATTCTATCATATTGTGTTCTAAATAGTCACTGATAAATATGTAGAGCTCAATTTCCAATTCATCGGTTTCGGTGATTTGTGACATTATATATGTTATGTTGATTTGTATTGTTTAATATTTTGTATATTGAACAATTCAATTTTATGAGAAACAACGTTTCTCCACCATATGAGAAACGCTGTTTTTCATCCCTCTATTCAACAACTGGTTGTGTCTTCTTTGGTGTCAGCGATTTAAGCGTGCTCACTTTCTTATCGAGATTCTTCAATGTGAAAGCCCGAGTAGACGAATTAAATACGAGTCCTGGTATTCCCTGGATTATACCGGTTGTCTTGTCATATTCAACATCACGGACCTTTGCCATTTTGTCTTTCGCCAAACACTCGCTAAAAAACTGCTTCAATCCTTTCACGTCTTTTGCCGAAAACGCGTTTTCACGACCATACTTTTCAGCATAAGCGTGTAATTTCTGGATTTTCAATCGTTTATCCAATTTATTCCACGGCTCTGTGCTTAATGCCTTCTTCTCCAATTCAAGGAGCGAGTCTATTTGGGTAAGTGATGAATTGGCCTTGTCTTCTTCTAGTGCCGCCGCCGAAATCATAAAGTTCTTGTATTTATTGAGAATCTTCGTGTCTGGTTGAGTAACATTGGTCTCTACTACTACTTCGGCACATTGCTTGAATACATTGTTTATGGAGTCGGTTTCGTTTAACATAGTTTTATAGGTGTTTCTTTATATTATTATGTTTAAATGTTTATATTGTTTTGTTACATTACATTATGATTATGGATGCACCACAAATTATGTCGATTCAAATGCCAGCGACAAAAGATAAACCTTTGACCAAAGAAATTATACCAAAAGACAAATCTGTTCGTAAAGTGATGAATGAATGGAAATTAGACCCCAAATATTTAGAGCGTGAAATCCAAATGGAGTGTGTAAAAAATATGAATGAACAGAATACACAAATCGAATCGCAAGTATATCAAGAATTTAGGCGCCAAGTATGTGCGAAGATTTCCGGATATAAGACACAAGATATAAAGAAGAATTTATATAATGAATCCAAATTTGTGAAGTTTGAAGATGTAGTTGGACTAATGGCCAATAAGAAAATGCTATGTTTTTATTGCCAAAAACAGGCACTTCTCTTTTACGAACACGTCCGCGATAATTGTCAGTGGACTCTTGACCGAATCGACAATAAACAGGGGCATAACATAGATAATGTGGAAATCGCCTGCCTCAATTGTAATTTGCGCCGTCGCACAATGTATCACGAGAGGTATGTATTCACAAAACAAATGTGTGTCGTGAAAATGATTGAATAGATATTAGAGCTAAATTGTTTCCCCCTAAAACAAAATAAAAAGACACATATACCTCTATGTATGACATCATCTGTAACTGAGAAACTCGATTATTTTATTGCGTCGAGACGCATTCCCAATATTATATTTCACGGGTCTTCCGGGTCTGGTAAACGCACTATTGTGGGGGATTTCATATATAGAATCTACCAAAATGACCGCATCCGCGTGAAAACCAACGTAATGTTTGTGAATTGCGCCCACGGTAAGGGTATAAAGTTCATCCGCGAAGAACTCAAACACTTTTCAAAATCGAATATCCAATGTAATGACAATAATTTGTTCAAAAGTATTGTCCTCTATAATGCCGACGAATTGACGATTGATGCACAGTCCGCATTGCGGCGTTGTATTGAATTATTTAGCCATAATACGCGATTCTTCATCGTAGTGGAAAACAAATATAAGCTTTTGAAACCGATTTTGTCGCGATTTTGCGAAATCTATGTGCCCGACAATAATGTGTCCCCGTTTGCGAATGCTGTTCCATCATACCAAAGTTTTCATATTATTAAGAAGAATATGGTCTATAATGGACTCGATGATATTCAGCGAGAAACGGCGCATTCACATATAGCCGAAGTTATGGGGAGTGAAGCCCAACATAATCACGAACAATTCATCAAAATCGCAGACCGCCTCTACGAATACGGAATTTCGTGTATAGATGTTCTCACATATTTAGAAACTATTACAGACGCAGAATTGATGGTGAAGCTTCGGTTTGTTATAACAAAATAAAGGGCGAGTTTCGCTCGGAGAAAATGCTGATGCTGTATTTATTCGATTTCCTCTATCTTCGTTCAAATACGGACTTGAAAAATATTTCGTTTTTATAAATGGATGATTTTGTTTTGTCAAATTTGAATGAGTCGCGCAATGAATGGTGTAGTCGATTGGTGGCGATTTTGACACCTCTCATTATGGAAGGTGTGCGGTCTATTTTCGCCGAATCGTGGAAGCTGAGTATGGAGACAAATGAACTGGAAAAATATTTGATGACATTTCAAAACTTTTTGTGTCGAGTGCCAAAATGGAACTCAAATATTATTGAGGACGAGAAAAAACGCATAGTGGAGAAGTCGGGCTGTAATTATTTAGAGGATTTGATTACTTGTGTTCATATTATACAACTCAAAGTACTTACTTGTGTTCGCGTCGGCGCTCGCCAGAAGAAAATCGATATTTCGATACCGAAGCTGAACGACTTTATTCACAAAGTATACATCAACGTTGCCAGTAAAGTGTATCGCAACGCATATTTGTTTGATAAACACGCGACGGCAATTGTCCAACAACGAAATGCGCGTGAGTTCGAAGTGATTGTTGAGGAGTGTATTTTGCGTACTATTCGGGATAGCATACCCACGGAAACGATTGTTCGAGCATATTTAGATGTATCGGTGGAACAGGAGGAAGAGGAGGTGATTGGTGGGGATGCCACGACAAATGAAGAAGATGTCACAGTAAAAGAGGATGCCGAAGTAAAAGAAGAAGTGTCTGTCAAAACAGATGAAAATCCAATTCCAAGTGTCGTTCCCTCTATTACCAATATTGATGAGAAACCAGTGATTACAAAGTTGTCATTCAATGATATTGACCAGGCTCTCGATCACGACGGGCGTGTAGAAGAAATAAGCGCACCCAAGACAATTGAGAGGCTAGAAGATATTAGCACGATGCGATATAATCAGCGACGAGAAGAAGAGGAAGACGATGATGACAATGACCGAATTAAAATTAGCGACGACAATGTTGAGTTGGATTTAGGCGTAATGGATTTGGATAATTTGTTGGGACCTGCCGAGGAATCCATTGATTTAGGAATCCAAGAACTATAAGGATGAGGGGAGACTAACTGCGTAAAAAATCGTTTTCTAAATAAGCATATTTAGAAATGGAATTGATTGTTTCTCTTGTTTTGACGACAACCATCTTTTACATAGTCGCAAAAATCATCGAGATGAAGTTTGTACACAAGGAACTGCGCCCGATGAAGGAATTGATGCGCGATTCCGTTGTTGTGGCTGTGGCAACCGCTGTGGCGTCTCTTTCGGTAATGACGTTGAATAAACCAGTGAATGGGTTTATTGACGCAATTACGGAGAAGACCGCAATACCTGCTGCGGCAAATGTTTTTACTGGTGACCCTGGATTTTAAACCGTCGAAGATTTTAAACCGCCTTATAGGCTGTTCAATCTTCTAGGTTCGGTACTGATTTCTGATTTATTAAACAGCACCTTGGTGCGGTTTTAAATCTTCATCGGTATAAATCTTCATCACTATATGCTCAGTTATCGATATAAATAAAATCTGTAAATCCGCTTACAGACTTTATAATTATTGAGTATAATGCGGAACACGACATTATATGTATTGCGTCCATTGTGGTTATTATGGGGTGGACTCGGTGGTTATAGAGGCCATCAAATATATAATGACTATATTGTACGCAAGAAACAACCATATTCTTATGCGATGGATGCGACTTGTTCTTGGATTTATTTTTATATCTATTTTATTCCACCTGCCTCTATTATTGGTATCTATGGAGAGGCGGTTATCTTAGATAAAAAATATTTGCGTTCTTCGCATTAGGGTTTATTTATGGCTTCGTCTTATGTGTCGTTTCCGTTGTGTCTTTCTCTTACCGCCGAATGAATTGCCCTCTTCTTGCGACGACATCATAAAATCGGGGTCATCACTAATACTACATCGACACGAATTGTTAATATAAATCGTTTTGATGTTTGGCAATGCCTCTCCAATAAGTATAAGAAACTTTGCCGGATTCAATTTGCCATCGGGTTCAACTATTCTACTGAGAACAAATGGTTTCTTGGAAGATTCAAAATTTAAATAGAGGTAGCCCAAAAAGTGAATTGAAAATCCATCAATATTTGGTATAAGGCCGCTTTGATTTTTGAATAACGCAAATGTGTAAAATGATTGCGTCAAATCGGGCAACAATTCGTTTTCATCATTTATGGATAACGTCTTAGTGCGTTTTTTATACTCAACCACAACCGTGTCTATCATAGTTTGGATAATGGTGGCATAGTGTGAGTGACTCTTGGTAAACTCCGGCAAAACATAAAACATTACAAAGAAGTTCGCAAAAATTTTACCTCCACTACTTAGCAATTGAATATTTTTACAAATACATTCTTTCTTCGATGGCGACAACGATTTCTGCGTTTTCATCATTTTACATGTCGTATTAATACTGCGACTTATTTTCGCAATATCCTTGTCATAATGTTCAAGTTCCTTCTTCATAATCTCAACCACTTTTTCATAGTTTTCATTATAATCTTTATCCATATCAATGACAATTTTTGAGACCACACCTATTTCATTTTTCTCGCAAAAATCTTTTATTATTTCATTTTTTTCTTATTTGTAATCGCTTTGGTAATATCCAATCCCTGTTTTTGGTTCTCAAATTTTGCCAATGAATAATTTAAGTATTTTTGGTTACTTTTGTATGAATCCATTGTCTTCTTATATTTTACGGAACAATAGTCGCGATGTTTTTGTTTCTCTTTGCGGAGAGGCATTTTCCCCTTTTTATCATAATATTGATACATCAAATGAACTCCGGCATTAAATGTGAAGCTGAAACCGTAGTCGCCTTCGGCGACCACTGGAACGTATTCTACGATTTCGACTTTTTGATTCATTGTTCTATTATCGGCAGGCAAAATATAGTCTGTTCCGCCGTGTCCATTACCGAAAAAAGCAATCCCAATATTTTATTGGGTTCGATTTTCAATTCACCAGAAATGGATACAATAAGTTTTACAAGAATATAAACAGCATCTTCCAAATTGGGGTGTGTTTTGACAATTTCATTTACGATTTCTTGGATAAAACTTGTAATAGATCTGTTTTCGCCGGTTTCCGTATAGAGGCTGAATCCAGCATTGAAAGTTTTTATATCCTTGGTTTTAAACAGGTTTTTAACGAATGATGGTATAGAAAATGGGTCAGATTTGAATTCTGCCGGTTTAATCCACGTAGATGTGTTTGTTTCCTTATTGTAATAATATGGGCGATTATGCTTCAATGAAAACTGTTCAGTCCATTCTAATTCAGGCTTGCGTTTTTTGCCGAGAACCGGAATATCATTGTTTGGCGCGTCTTCCATTTCCTATACTATATTTGCGATAAGATTTATTAGAACGTCTGCGTCGCGTGGAATGTCGATGATTGCGCCGTCTAGAACCACCTAGTGTTGATGATGCGCTTAATGATGCGCTTGGTGATGCCCCTGGCGTTGATCTTGGCGTTGAACTTGGCGTAGTTTCCGCCGAAGATGACACAATAACATCTGGATTGTCGTAAATTGTTCTACGACACGCATTGTATATATATGTTGTTGTAATTTGAGGAACTATTTCACCAATCATAATCATAAATTTTGCCGGATTTAAAAATACTGTACTATCGATTTTGTACATTTGAAAAATATTGCCGGGATTCATTTTATTGGTTACACCCTTTATTTTGGCTACTGTCCGGTCTAAATATATCAAAAACAGTAATGAAAATCCAGTAATATTTAATTCTATTTTGGGTTGATGTTTAAAAATCGCAAAGTCATAAAATGTGTCTGTGTTTTCTTGTAATGCTCGTTCAAATATAGTTTGGTTTTGTGTATCTGTGGCTCTTGGTCCAAGTGGTTTTTGCCTTGCCCGGCACTCGGCCATAACTCGATTCAACATCAAATCAATAATATTTGCGTATTTTGGATACGTTTTACTAAACTCGGGTAACACATAGAATAATGTATACATATTTGCGTATACGCCGTCGTCTTTACCACTCGATAATAATTGTATTTTTTCGCACACCTGTTCTTTGTTTGCTGTGGATTTAGACATTTTCATCATTCTGCTTGTATTTAAACTCCGCGTATCTGATTCGATTAATTCACTATATTTTTTATATCTTCGGTCGCTTTCTTTATGATACGCTCATAATTTGTGAAAAATCATCTGTTTCTACATAAATATTTGGTATGGATTGGTATTCGGCGTTTTTTTCACAAAATACTTTTGTACTTTTATCTTGACATATATCGCTAAGTTTTTGTTTCTTTGTTTCCAGATCCATTTTTTATTATTTTTTAATCTATTTAATTTTACTATTAATTTTTGTATAATTTCATTGTTGTTAGTTTTTTCTCGTATACTACCTAAATAATTTTTATAACAATAATCGCGATAACATTCTTTATCTTTGCGCAATAATGATTTTCCTTTTCTCTCATAATATTTTTCCGCTAAATCCCTGCCCACATTAAATGTGAATTTATATCCATATGTTTGTTCCGCAACCACTGGCAAATGTTCAACCAAATTTATATTGGCATTTAATTTTGTATTATCTTCGGGACTGATTGTCAATGAGCCTCCGTGACCATGACCGAAAACAATAACACCAAGAATATTGCTGAGAGGTGTATTTAATTTAATACTTATTGCTATAATTAGTTTTACCAATATGTGGACAGCGCTACTATATTTGTCTAGTGTTTTAAATGTCATACCAGCGTGGATAATTTTGTCGACAATAAAGTTGATATAATCTTGTGTTATCGATGCCTCATCTTTCGCTGTATTATTTTCTGTTAAATATATTCCTATTTTGAAACCTGATTCAAGTATAGATAAAAATGAAGCGTTGGAATCTGGATTTTGAATATTGGATTCGTAAAGTGCTTCTATTAGTTTTTTGTCAATAATTCTTTCTTAGATATTGATTCTTCATCTTCGCGTTCGGGATTGTCGTGTTTGCGTTTTGTTAATATTTGTGAATCTTCCATTTAACACAACAATATATTATTTGTATATATATTGTTGATTTACAATAAAGATTTGTTATTTTTGGTTCAGTGTAATTTTTATCTATATAAATGACTATTATAACAAGTTATAATAATATAAATACAATTTTGTTATTATGATAATAAGATGTCTGGATTTTTGAGATTATCGGGTATATTAATTAATAAAATGTTATACAGCATATCGATATTAATAAAGAAAAATATGTTATACATATGATGAGTAACAAGTTTGAAGGGTTTTTAATACTAGGTGGAGGTACATTTTTATCACATAATTCAAAAATTGAAGTATGTAAAACCCAACACTCGGATGATTATAAAAAGTTACCGATTGGATTGATAATGAATTACACAAATAAAATATACATTAAATTTACTAAGATATTATTTATGATATTATAAATAATATTTATAATATTCAATTATTCAACAGTTTAAAAATCCGCACTAAAATCGAAGATATCACCAACCACTTCTTTATTGGCCATCGCATATTCACTATTTGTTCGTTCAAAGAAATTGACTTTGCTATCAACACTAATCAACTCCATAAAATCCAGCGGATTCGATACACCATAAATCTTCGGCAACCCCAATTGTAAACATAGTCGATCTCCCACGAACTCTACATATTGCGACATTAATTTCATATTCATCCCAATGAGCCGACAGGGCAATGCGATAGTAATAAACTCCTTCTCGATTTCGACGGCCTCTCGCACTATATTTTGCGCATCTGTCTTGTCCAGTTTTTCTATTATTTTGCCATAAAGCATAATCGCGAACTCGGTATGAAGAGCTTCGTCTCGACTAATAAACTCATTTGACAATGTGAGTCCAGGCATCAATCCTCGCTTTTTAATCCAATAAATTGCCGCAAAACTACTGCTGAAAAAGATGCCCTCTACACACGCGAACGCAATAAGACGCGTGGCAAACGATTTCTTCGATGAATCGAATTGAATCCATTTGCGCGCCCAGTCCGCCTTCTTTTTAATACAAGGAAATGTGGTGATTGCCGAAAACATTTGACCTCGTTTTTCACGGTCCTTGATATATGTGTCAATCAAAATACTGTACATTTCCGAGTGAATGTTTTCCATCGCAATTTGGAAACCATAAAATGCGCGGGCTTCTGCCAACTGTACGTCTGCCATAAATCGGGTCGCCAGATTCTCCATCACGATGCCATCACTCGCCGCGAAAAATGCCAGAACCATCGATATGAAATATTGTTCGTCCGCATTCAGTTTGCTCCAATCACCAAGGTCTCGCGACAAATCCACCTCTTCCGCACGCCAAAAACAATCCACTTGTTTTTTGTACATTTTCCAAATATCTTCATCTCGCACTGGAAACATAACGTAGCGCGCAACATCTTCGTGTAAAAGGTAGTCTATCGTGTCGGTGGTGTCGCTATTCATCCTAAATAATATACATCGTAGATTTTAAGTTTTTATTTATAAAACATTGTTTATGGTTTTCTTGGATGGATACACATATTCAAACGCAGTTGTCGTTTATAAATGAATAAATAAATCGTAAAACTATGTAATAATGAGCGGTATTAGCTTTCCCGATTTAGACACAAAAATGATGTATAAAATGATTTTCATATATAATTCGCTCGAACAGGGATGGAGTGTGAAAAAACGCGATGGCAAATATATTTTTCAAAAATCCCACGATGGAAAACGCGAAGTGTTTCAAGACGAATATTTAGAGAAGTTTATTATTGAGAACTCTTCTATGGATTCATTGAAGTGAAGAGGCGTACTATATGGACGGGTTCGCAGTTCTGTTTAGCAACAATTCTTTCCATTTGTTTCGCAATTTCGTCTTTCAATATTTGGAGTCTCATATATAACATTGGGTTAATGCTGGTGTTTGTAATTGTGTCGATGTATTTATTGTAATTGAATACAATAATTATGATTTTTGGATGGCTGGGATTTTGGCAAATATTTCATCATACGCGATTTGATTGTCTGGTTCCGTATTAATACACAATATTGTGTTCTCAATTATGATTCGATAATCAATGCGACAAGATGATACACAAAGTGGATATGGATGTGTGAACCCGTCGAAATTGGCTTGGATGAAATAGTGAAGAGCTTGCTGTTTTGTCTTGTATTTTGTTTGAAATGAGAGAGGCTCATCCGGATACAAATCGACAAAACAGTGCTGACAATATCCCTTGTATCGGGGGTTTGCGGGTTTGTTTAAGCACGATTTGGCGGAGCATTTTGTAGGGGAGATATTTGATATTTTTGGATCGTAGTGTTCACGACAATATGACGAACATCCCGATGCCGGGCGGTCTCGACATCCAATATATTTACAAATCCGCGGCATAATTCTCTAAATATTGCCCCGACTTTTGAAAGTGGGGACGACCGAATCGAGATATCGCAAAATGTGACATTTTTATGTGTTAATAATAGACATCTACATCGGTGTAGGATAATTATTTTTGGCAACTAATTCGACCCATTGTGTTTCGTATAAAAATGGCTGTTTTGCGCGATTATTTAGGAAAAAATATGTTTTCGAAGTATATACAAAAAATGGGAGGAGCACTCATGCAATTAGTCGCTTATGGCGCACAAGACGTTTTTCTTACTGGCACACCCGAGATCACCTTCTGGAAGGTCTCTTACAGACGCCACACCAACTTCGCGATGGAGTCCATCGAGCAGACCTTCAACGGCCAGGCTGATTTCGGCCGCCGTGTTTCCTGCACCATCTCCAGAAACGGAGATCTTGCTTACCGCACCTATGTCCAGGTTACTCTCCCCGAGATTAACCAGTCTATGGGAACCAATGGCACTGGCCCTGTCTATGCCCGTTGGTTGGACTACCCCGGTGAGCAGCTCATTGCTCTCGTCGAGGTCGAGATCGGTGGCCAGAGAATCGATCGCCAATATGGTGATTGGATGCACATCTGGAATCAGCTCACTCTCTCTTCTGAGCAGCAGGCTGGTTACTACAAGATGATTGGCCACACCACCCAGCTCACCTACTTGTGTGACCCCGCTTTCGCCGATATCAACGGCCCTTGCGCTTCCACCGGTGGCCCCAGCCAGGTTTGCGCTCCCCGCAAGGCTCTCCCTGAGACCACCTTGTACATTCCCCTCTTCTTCTGGTTCTGCAGAAACCCCGGTCTTGCTCTGCCCCTCGTTGCTCTCCAGTACCACGAGGTTAAGATCAACATCGATTTCAGACCCATTGGTGAGTGCTTGTGGGCTGTCAAGAGTTTGTCATCCACCGATGGCACCTCTCAGTCTGTCACCACTGCCTACCAGCAGTCCCTTGTTGCCGCCTCTATCTATGTTGATTTCATCTTCTTGGATACTGACGAGCGCAGAAAGTTCGCCCAGAACCCCCACGAGTACCTCATTGAGCAGCTCCAATACACCGGTGACGAGTCTGTTGGATCTTCTTCCAACAAGGTTAAGCTTAACTTCAACCACCCCTGCAAGGAGCTTATCTGGGTTGTTCAGCCGGATTCTAACGTTGACTACTGCAATGCCCTTGAGGGTGGATCTACCTTGTACAAGGTTCTCGGACCCCAGCCCTTCAACTACACCGATGCCATTGATGCTCTACCTCCCTCGATCGCCGTCTTCGGTGGTCAGGCTGAGACCTCTGGTGCCACTGCCTTCATCTCTGGCGGTGTCTTCCAGATGCCCGGAGCTCTTGACGGCCTCGTGTCCTCCAACGCCTCCCTCGGCAACAATATTGACGGCTGGACCCACTCCGTCTTCGATGCTGCTGCTGGCTCAACCAACAACGGCTCCCTCGTCTCTGACGCTGGCACCTTTGTCCTCGCTGAGACTGCCCTCAACATGCACTGCTGGGGTGAGAACCCCGTCGTCACCGCTAAGCTCCAGCTTAACGGCCAGGACCGCATCTCTGAGAGAGAGGGTTCTTACTTCGACGTTGTTCAGCCCTTCCAGCACCACACTCGTGCCCCCGACACTGGTATCAACGTGTATTCTTTCGCGTTGAAGCCTGAGGAGCACCAGCCCAGCGGCACATGCAACTTCTCCAGAATCGATAATGCTACCCTCCAGCTTGTCCTTTCTTCTGGAACTGTTGTTGGAACCAACACCGCCAAGGTCAGAGTGTATGCTTACTCTTACAATGTGTTGAGAGTGATGGCCGGTATGTGTGGCGTGGCGTATTCGTAAATTTTAATGCGAATAAATGTGCGTTCAAAAGACGCGCAAGTGGATTAAAAATCTGCAACATCTCCAAATTGCGGGAAACCCCTGAAGGTATGAAATACTAAACTTATCAAGAAATTGATAAGTGGCTTATGATAACAACATAAGGTATAGTAAAAAGTTTCATATTATAGGGCAATCCGCAGCCAGTCTTCTAAGTTCGTTATGATAGAATATGAAGGCGGTTCAACGACTAAATGCTGATGGGCGTGAGAAGAATAATCACCTTCGACGATCGCTTAAGATATAGTCTATTCCCATTCGAGAGAGTGCTGTGCCCTTTTAAAAGCACAGAGTAGCAACATCCGGAAATGTTTGTTGTGTTATTACTGGTATTAGAGCTTAAATTTCCAATTGTGTTTGATAAAAAACCAATGTTTTTTATCAATCTTTTCATTTTTCATAAAGCATTTTTATATGTTGTGCTTTGTATTCTTCGTCGCTGTATTTTTGTAGTATATTATCTTTTTGTTTTTGTTTTCGCCGCAGTGCTTCTTCGCGCATTTCATTTTGTGATTTTTTATTTTTATTTTTTGTGATTCGATGTATTGTTTTTCACCGATATTTATTTTGTCCGTATTTTTGTTAGAGTTATAAATTATTATAAGCTTATTTATAAAGTCATCAAATAAAAGGTCAAGTTTCATCACATTACATTCAAAACAACATGGTCTAATATTTTCAGAAACATAACCAATATTATTATCAAACCTGTCGATTCCATTTGTATGCGTATTGCTAGCCGGTTTATCGCAAATATAACAATTCCGGGTTATAATATTATCATATTCTTCGTGTGTCATTTGAAAATTATAACCAAGTTTTTCTGCTCGGGTTTTGTATTTATTATAACTACAACTAGTATGATTTGGAAAAATATCAGGATATAAATTACCAGAAATGCATTTTTGTATTGTTAAAATATGTTCAATACGTTGTACAAATGTTATATTGTCAAGAGAACCTTTAATAAAATTGCAGACCTTACAACAACTGACACAATTTTTAATGATATATCCTTCTTTTTGATTTTTACGGTCAATACCATTAAACCCCTTTTCTTGAATAATTTCACAATAATAACAGGGTTGTTTTACAAGTGATTCAAACTTATCCAATGTAAATTCAAATGGAAGTCTATATTCTTCTGATCGTCTTTGATACATATAAAATGAAGCAGGAATACTTTTCTTTTTATTTTCATTATTTTCAGCAACCTTTTCTGGATTATTTTCACGCCATTTTGCAATATTGTGTGCGTTTCTTGCCATATATTCCTCGTAATTACCTTCAAGTTGTCGTTGTCGATAATTCATCGTTTTCAACGCCACTTTTTCAGGATTTGCTTTGACCCATTCATTCTTAACAGCCACTCTCTCAGGTTTCTTCGAGTTTATTCTGTCTAGTTCACGCACGTGTTCTTTGTCACGCCTTTCATTTTGTTTATTGAAATCATCTCGACACAATCTACATGTCTTAGTTTCCTGACCACATTCGCCAACATAACAATCAACTGGGTTCGACTTACAACATACCGTGCATTGCTTTAAGCCATCAATGACAACAGACGTCACCGTATGCCTTGACAAATTGTCTTTAATCCGTTCCTTTTCCAAACATTCAGCACAACTTCGATTCGGGTAATCCGGCGACAATTGGGTTCGACATCCATGTAAATATCTGGCACAAGGACGCTTGCCAGAACTAGTACATTCGTCCACAAATACATAAATCTGGTGGAGTCCGCAGTAAGCATTAGTAGACCTTGGATGAGGACAATCGGGTTTACCACAACGGTCAACCAAAGCCATTATAGCTCGTTGTTTTTCGCGATTTGATGCGCCACGATTATGACACGTTTCGCATTGATTTATACCAGGCTCCAAGTAATACATCTTCTTACATCCGGAACACAGACGTGTTTGTTCGAGCATTGTGTCACTGTAATCATTCATATACTGGTGATTCTTACAGAAGCGAGATTCGGGTTGTTTGTAATTGCGACATCCATTGTTATTGCGATCTTTTGCCAAGCACTTCATCATAATATGCTTGGTTGTACGGGTAATATATAAGATTTCAATTTTATATACAAATTTTCTGGTTTTATATGTGCCTTTTATTGATTAGATTTTTACTACAACGCACTCACCTTCGGTCGGCTCTTCAAACTTTTTACGATATGTATAATATACAATATCTGGTATTTTTGGACCGCCCTCTTTTTGTCTTTCACGATTTTGTTCCATTGCTTGTTCTATCGATGTGGTTTTCCATAAACAACGGACGTGTAGATTGTGTTTCTTCGCAAAATCAATATACAATTTTCGTCGTTCTTGTGTCGCATTTGTCGCATCAAATATAATGGATTTTTCTTTAACGTGTTTTTCCGCTTCTTTCACCATCTTTGGTCCGGTTTTCAATGCGTCGCCATCAATCCTAATATAATTATGTTTCTCCAATTCTTTTGCTATTGTGCTTTTTCCAGAACCTGGATAGCCAACCATAATAATAACTTCCCTCTCTTTTATAGCCAAATTTCTTTCCACCTTTTTTTGTTCAAGATGGAATATTTCTTCTGGTGTGTAAAATTTTACACCAATTTTTTCGGCTACACCAATATCATTTTTTGACCAATCTCCTTCTCGACCTGCCGCGTCACCCACAAAGAAACTTGTTTTATGATTATATGTATCTCTAAATGTATCCATAAAAAAATCGGGATTCGGTTTATGATGTGTTTTGTTCATTGCGATTAAACACATTACTGGCACATCGATTTCTTTTATTACATTTTCGATCATAGTGACTTTCCACGGCTTTGATTGGTCTGTTAAAAATACTATTTTATAGTTGTCTTCGTGGTATTTTCTTATTGTTTTTGGTACTGATTCTCTTAACCATATCCAGTCTTCAACATTTTGAGGAAATTTTCGACCGTCTTTGGGTTTTATTAGTGTCCAATCAACATCAAATATCGCAAACTTATTATTTGTTGTTGGCACATTTTTATATTGAATTATAATATTTCCGTGGATTGTTGTGACTTTTTGTAAATTATAGTCGCGTTGGTTAATAGATTTTTGATTGACAGATATGCTTTTGGTGTCAACCGACTCTAAGCTTTTGATGTCAACCGACTCTACGCTTTTGATGTCAACCGATTTTATAGTTATTTTTTACAAAGACCAGTTTTCTTGTTTTTGCGAGAACCTTTGGGACAACGCGGAGTCTTTGACTCTGGTTTCTCAACAGGTTTCAAATTATCGGATTCAATTATATTATCGTGTTTCGCAGTTATTTTTTTACAAAGACCTGTTTTCTTGTTTTTGCGAGAACCTTTGGGACAATTCTGTGTTTTTGACTCACATAATCCTGTTTTCTTATTTCGAGTTGTTCCTGTTGGGCAACGCTTCATACTATATACTATTTTAATATTTTAATTATTTATACTCTTGACGATTTACACCGGTATAAAGTTTTACCAACAATGTTTTGCTTTTGAACCATAAAGAGCAAACTTTTTATATAGTGACAAAACAATAACAAAATCGATGAAAAAGAATATTCCGTATAATGGTTTGTTTTTTCGCGCTCTTGGCGACAAACTATGTTTCCTATAAAATTCGTCACAATATTATTTGTACTCTATAAATAATATTATATAAACATAGATTCGCATAATAATCCATAATGGAACTCGCCCAAGAATATACAGAAAAATATCCCGAAATATTGATATACTTAGAGGATTTGAAACAAATTATTCTCGATCACATTAATGAAACCGAGTTTGAGGGCAATAGTTTCTACTATCACCAGACAGTCACTGAGTATCCCGAGTTATACAATAAACAACTCAACTTGTTTTGGTGCGGTAAACAGTCTAAAAAGATATGCGAAATCGGGTTTAACGCCGGACACTCCGCGATGCTTCTCCTCTTATCTTCGACTGCCGACACATCACTCACCATTTTTGATATCGACCACCACAAATATACACGCCCCTGTCTGGATTATTTGGTGTCTGCGTTTCGATACGTGTCATTCGAATATAATGCCGGCGATTCAACAGTTGCGATGCCAGAATGGATTGCGTCAAATAGTGCTCATATAGGGTCATTTGATTTGGTTCACGTTGATGGCGGACACACAGAGGCTTGTGCAACGAGCGATATGAAATACGCAGATATACTACTGAGACCCAGTGGTATAATGGTTATAGATGATACGGACGCCCCACAAATAAATCACTTGGTTGATCAATACATTTCCTCTAATAAATATGTGGAAATATGTGTACTCAAAACATTTGGATATATACACCGAATTATTAGGAAGGTCTAATTTTTCATATATGTGGGTCGCCCCCCTCATATTTGATGTACCGCACAATGGATTCCACCGCCCATCTTATTGAGCTCGGTCATATCGACGATGACAACTTTTTTATTTGTGGCTTCGGCGAGTCGAAGACTTTGCGCAAATACACAGTTCCGGAAACATACAAAATTACATATATATGCTTGTTGCTCATCATCACTGACTAAGAAAATCTTGTAACCCAAATATTCCAAATATTTATTGAGAGGGACCGACGCAATTTGTTTGCCGTTTCTATCAAATACGTCGACCAAATATGATTTTGCCAAACTCCCTGTATCCAAGGCCATCACCGAGTTCGACAAGTCCATCAAGGACGTAAACCTCAAAAAGCTCAAAACCGCCGACACTGTCCGCATCGAACACGTCAGCTCCAACGTCGACCAAAACATCATCGAGTTTATGTTTCTCCGTTTCGTCAAGGAAATGTTGACGCTCTTTTTCTTGAAAAAACAGTTACTACACTTTTTACTTGTACACTCTCATCCAGTTGCGCAACATTAACGTGAAACCCTCCTTTTGTTAATCTATCTATTTGAAACTCTCCTTTTTGTAAAATTCCCCTTTTTGTTAAATTCTTGAATATAAACATTTCTTACACCATAAAATTGAATAATATTATAAAAATAATATAATAAGAAACAAATAACATACTACATAATGAGCACAATAACAAAAAGAATAAAGGACAGTTTTATACTGTGAACAGTACATATATTTTAGAAGGACTTTCATTACCACTAAGTGGAGATAAAATTATAGAACCTTTTGCAGGTAAAGGTGATTTAATTACTTGGATAGGAGAAGAAAATATTGAAGCATATGATATTGACCCAAAAAAGAGAATATAATTGAGAGAGATACATTATTAGACCCGCCTATTTATACAGATAAATGGGTAATCACAAATCCTCCATATTTAGCACGAAATAAGTGTGAAACAAAACAATATTTGACAAATATAATACAAATGATTTATATAAATGTTTTATAACATCTCTCACGCAACAAGAACAATGTAAAGGTGGAATATTTATAATACCAGTTGGATTCTTCTTATCGCCAAGAGATGTTGATGTTAGATGTCGTAATGATTTTATGTCAAAATATAAAATAACCAAAGTAAAATATTTTGAAGAAGATGTCTTTCCAGATACAACTACAACTGTTGTCGCATTTTCATTTGAAAAATCAGATAAGAAATTAGAAGAACAAATATGTGAATGGATATTATTACCTTCTGGACAAAAACAAAACTTTACACTTTCAAAAAAAATGATTGGATTATTGGAGGTGAAATATACAATTTACCTATATCAAATCCAACCATTAGTTTACGAAGATATGTAGAAGGACAAACACTTAAACCAAATGAAAAAATAACACAATTAACATTAACCGCATTAGATAGTGGAAGAGAAACCGGTCGCATTTGCCTTGAATATAAAGAAGATTATTTATATAGAGCCAAAGAATCAAGTCGTTCATATGCTACTCTATGTGTTCAAGGTATAGAATTGAATATAGAACAACAAAAAAAATATCAAATGAGTTTAATCAAATTATTGAAAAAAACGCAAAGAAACGTGGAGTTTGTTCTTACCAAACTTTCGTGAATCGAAAGAATACGCAAGAAAAAGAATACCATTTGAACTTGCATATAAAATTGTTTTACATATTATAACAACTAAACTTTGAGACCTTCATTTATTAAGAACTTTTGAAAATCAATATGATTAACTACTAATATATTATTTTTATGATATTTTTCATAAAGTTCATTAAATTGTTTTGTCAAATCGGTGTCTATCAATAGAATATAAAACTCATCTGGTTTTCCATATTTAACCATCCATTCTCCCATACAATGTGCTTCTTCAAATACATTATCTTGATGACCACCACCAGAAATTGTTATTTTTGCAAATATATATCCATTTATTTTGCCTTTTATTTGTCCATCAAACGATTTTAAACAATCATTTTTTTCAAACCACTTTTTTATATTCATTTTTTGAAATAATTTTACCATCTTTTGTTGGGCGGGATTCATCAACATTCAGATTTATAATTTCAATACCAAATGTTTCTGATACTGTATTGCAAGTTTGTAATACAGTTTCTTCATCTTTTGTTCCTTGTCTCGAAGCATTTTTACTTATAAGCATAGATGCAATTTTTGCAAATAATTCATCTTCTCTACACTTTTGTGTAAAATCATCAAATGTAATTTCAAGATTTTGTAATGTTCGGCACAATTCTTTGTCATTACATATTTTGATAACTTGATTTTGTTTTATATTTGGTGTTATCAATGCCGAAAGCGTATTCTTAATATTATCTTGTTGGCGCTTTTCACGCAAATGCGCAATATCTAATACAATTGGTTCCATTTTGTTTTTATTTTATTATATTTGGTTAAAAAATTTCAATTTTATAGGTGTCTTGTTTTTTATAAGAAATGTGTTTTACATTTTGCGTGTGGATTTGCTCTTATTTTTTGAAACCGGACCACAAAATCGCAACATCATCAATAAATCCCAAAATTAAATCCAAATGCTTTTTCATTGGGTCACCAGTGGCTCTATCGGGAGTAATACGCGCTATTTTGGGCGTACCAAAAACGTCTTCGCGCATCATATCACGAATAGCCAGTTTGCTCGTTCGCTGTCCGGCCATAATGAATGACACATTGCGATGATATATAAAATCTCCGCCTTCCAAAAATCCGCGTATAATCTTGTGGTACGGAATACGCCCGGCTTCGAAAATAATTCTCGATTTGGGGTGTTTCATACGTGCGCATTTGGTTGCGGAATCGTCCTACAACATTGTGGGTTGGTGTTATAATAAATGGGTCTTGAATAAAAACCGCATCGGGCGTTGACGCATTTATCATTTTATACTGAATCTTGTGTTTTCCAGTTGGAACAATAATTCGTCGTATTGTTTTTGAGACGCATAATGTTGATAGGTCCATTATATTGGTATGTTCGAATATTTGCGCCGGAAATCTTTGCCAAATCCGGATAACACAATAAAACTTGTTCGTTACGCACCATTATACTATTTCTTTTGATTTTTTATGTCGTTTTTCAGCTTCTCCAAATATGTGTGCTTCTTCATATAATCGGCCTGAATACTTTCTATCCATTCCACCACATTATCAACCTCTAATACTTGTGGCATAATAGCGATTTTTTGGTCTTGTGAGAGGTCGCTGTATCCGGCGACCTGATATCCCAGAAAATGGTTAAACATATACCAGTTCTTGGAAGGCATCAGCTTCTTCCACAATATATCATTTTGATATATCCAATGTGCCTTCGTGTTAAAAAGGTTTTCCACGTTGTCGTAAAATAGTTCAACCAATTCCATCATCATAGGTCGATTCACCAAATATCCTGCGCCATTCGTAGAGGAAGAAATACGCGACACCAAATAACCTACGTATTCAGGTATAACTACCGGCGAACACGTTGTGAGCATCAATACATCCCAATCCAAGTTCATATCAAAAAATGCGTTAATGTCATCATTCACTTTGGATTCATCAGCTATAAAACGGAAATCGTCCTCTAATATGAGTACATTATTGTATCCCATTTCGTAGGCGAGATGAATAGCATTGGCGTGACTGACTAAACAACCTGTGTTGGGACATCCATTATAACTGGATGCGGGGAATCGCAATATTTTATCTTCTTGAATACCAATACGCTTGAACTCGGCTTCCAATTCGGCGCGCCGGTCGGTGCGCGCATCCATATTGATATAAATTATCTTATCAATATGTTCCATATATTTGTTGTTTATATAGTGCCTCTAATATATTTGATGTCGAATCAAGTTATTTTGAGGGTGGATTCACATAAATCGGCATTTCATCAATGTCGATGAATGTTGTGCCCGCGGTTGGTGCGACAACAGCAAACCTGGAAAATATGGGCTTTTTAGTTAATATATCGAGAGGGACTAGATTATTGACAATTCGCGCAATCATTTTGTATAATTTAAATCCGGGATACCTCTCTTCACCGCTGGATTTGTAAAGTATATTTTTGCCATAATCATCTTCGCACCATTCGTCAACCAATGTCTTCAACTCTTTGGAGTCGGTATCCATCGTAAAGTCATAGAGGGAGCAACCGAGTCGGCACAAATCGAAACTTGGATTTGGATCAATACGCGGTTTCTTGGGATTCAAATATGGTTCGCAATTATATTGGGAATTAGCATCGCCATTTTCCGCAAAACTGTCACTACAAAATTGGTGGCCATTAAATTGGTAAATAGCACGACCAAAATCAATGAGTTTAAATATTCGGCCATATGTGGGAATTCTGTAAATAACGTTGTTCAATTTGTATTCGATGTGTTCGATATCAGTTTTGACGTACATAATGTTGTTTGTATGGAGGTCATTATGCGTGAAATTGAATAACTTTTGGTATGTTGCGAGAATAATTGTTATTTGGAAAAGTGAGGCAATAATTTCTTTTGATGATATTTTGTTATGCATTAGCAAGTCGTCGAATGTACCGAAACACTTTTCTTGGAAAATGAGCTGGACAGGGAAATTGTGTAAGTAGGCGAACATGGTTTCTTCATCATCATCGCTGTATAAGTCGTCATTGTCATCACTACAATCAGTATATTCGGTTTCATCGTCATTATCGGCATCGGCATCACCATCGGCATC